TATTTTTTTTACCAATATTATAAAGTAATTTTCCATGAGCTGTAGTTACTTTGTAATCATCTAATGTTGCTATCTTAGGCACTATTTTTTCTCCTTTACTTCTTTTCTAGTTACATAATAATCGTTTTCTTCTACTGTTCTTAAAACAAAACCTTTAGCTAATAAATTCCATAACCTTCCTTCTACTTCATGTTTGCTAGGTCTTTTTTCAAACTCCATTACATAGTTAATAACAAATTTACCCACTATAATATTCCTGAGTTCTGTAAACCTATAAATGTATAGATTATTGTATACATAATTAAAAACTCCATGTTGACCTCCTAGTCATCTAAATCGTTCCAATGTTTTGCTATCTTACTTTTCTTTTCTGGCTTCTCTTTTCCGTATGATTCAAAGCAACCATTATCTAAATTCATTTTTACATCTAATATTCTTGGGTAACCTAATTCTTCATATCTTGTTTTGCATACAGTAAAAACTGCTTCAGTACATCTACTTCCATCAGGATTTTCAAACTTATCTCTCCATAAACTAAATATATGATCTGGTTTATTATTCCAATGGGCGCTACCAGCAATGCTATATGCAGAAGGAGGTGCATTTTGCATTTTCATATCTGGTTTAGCAGGGTGCGCTAATAGCATAATATGTATGTCTAATTTTTTAGCTAATGCTGTAAGATAATCTAAACTCTTTCCTATCCATTGAGTTTCACTACCTTTTACAAAATCTGGAGTTTCTAATTTATTCCAAGGGTCAAGTATAAAAGCTGCTATACCAAACCTAGCTTTCATATCTTGTATACGATCACATACCCAATCAAAATTAGGACTATTGTTAGGGTGATTTAAAAATACAAATTGTTTTCTAATAAATTCATCTGCTTCATGCTTTTCTTCATCACTTAATTCCCATTCTAATTTTTTATGATAAAAAGTTCTTATATTTCTACGGACATAAGGCTTAACTCTAGTTTCTCCACTAAACATACCAACAGTACAGTTATATTGTTGAGCAATATTTGACCATATTTGTATAGCAAAAGAAGTTTTACCATGTCCTGGAAATCCAGTAAAAACTGAAACCATACCAGCGCCTAACATAAATTTATCTTCCCAACCTTCCATATTAGGATTATACAATTTTACTTTAGGTGGGTCTGGTATTTCATCTAAAGAGTAAACACCCTCAATAGGAAAAGGAACTAAACCTTCATTTATTTGCCATCTTAAATCATCTTTGCCCCATGCAACTAGCGCTTCATTAGCATCTTTGATATCATCAGGAAAATCAAAATACTTACATTTACCATGACCTAATATTGAAACTAAATCTTGCCTTAAAGCTAAACCACTTTCATCATTATCAGTTAATAATACAAAACAGCTTACTTTGTGCAGACCTTGTTCAATAGCATCTAATACATATTTATATTTTCTAGCTTCTTCAGGTTCTTCAGTAGATTTAGCAACAGCGCCAGTTGGAACACTTAAAATACTATCTAAACCATAGCCAGCTTCGTATAAAGCTAAAGCATCAAACTCACCTTCTACAATGTAAATAGTATTATTAGTAAGATTGTTTGATTTTAATACATTATCGAGATTATAAAATCTTTGTTCTCCACCTTTTTGTTGTTTAAAAAGTTTTTCATGTATAGCTCTAGCTTTATAATTTACTCTTTCACCTTCTAAATTGTAATAACCGAATACAATACTTTCATATTTTTCTTTACCAAACTGTGCCTGTCCACTTTCTATTCTTAAATCCGTTAGAGTTTTCTTGCTTATTTTTCTTTTCTCTGCGAACTGTATTATTTTTTTCGAAATCTCTTTCATAATATTCACCTCCACTTGTGTTACAATGATGACAATAATATACGACACCATCTGTTTTAACAGTTATACTTAAACACCTATCATTTTTATTTTTTCTAGTATGAGAACACTCAGGACATTTGTATTTTCCTGAGTGCTTAGTGTTTATAATCCAATTTCTAGTAATCATTAATTTTCCTTTATCAAATGATACTCAGCAAAAGTATTACCTTTCACTCCATTTTTTTTTCTTTTAGTTTCAATGTTATGACCATCTTTTTTAAGATTGTATATCCTAGCGCCTAAACGAAAACAACCATATAGATTTAATGCTTCTAATGGGTTTATTTTTTTATTTTCTTTTAAATGCTTCAATATAAGTTCATTTTGTGTTTGTTTCATTTTTATCCTCCTTGTTATATGGGCTTTCTTCCCAACATTTTTGTGCAGTAACAATTCCAAACCTAGAATTGCATACTACTTTTTCAAAAAATTGATATTCATTACCGTTTCTATGTAACTCAGTATGATGTTTAAAGCATAAAGGTATAACGTCTTTATCTCCTGCTCTTAAACTCATACCTCGGCTACTATAATAAGGTTTAAGCAAGTGATGGGCTTGTATATTAAAATCCCCACAACTTGCCCTATCCTTCGGCAACGTACCATTTTCTCTTAATCTTTGAAAATGCTCTGATATACAACAATCTAAGTTGCTTACATATTCAACGTGCTTTTTGTTTACATACCTTTTTGACATTAAAAGCTATCCCCTTCATCTAGTCCTTTATGCGTTGCTACTACACCATTATAATAATTATCTAAAATAAATTTTAATTTTTGTGTAGGTGTCCAATCAGCTTGTCTATTTACACAACTTTGCAACACTATTAAGTAATCTTTATTTGTCATAGAAGGTTTATCATTATGAGGTTGTATTGTAGAATACCCATTATTTGTAACAACCTTACTATCAGGAAAAGTATCTTTTATTTTTTCCATATCAGCATTTATATCTGTAATAGGTTCAAATTTATTTATCCATTTATTACCATATTTATCAGGCGATATATCTACAGATATCATGTCCCCATCTTTAACTTGTGCTAGACCTATTTTAGCGCTACCAAATAATTTTTCACCAGTGGTCGTTGTAACCCTATAAGACTTTCTACCATTGTTATCTGCACTTGGTGGAATGGGTGCTTCTAGTTTACTTACTTGTATTTCCATTATATTCTCCATTTTTGGTGGCATTGAATAAAAGGAAAGGAGCTAACTCTAACCTCATCAATGCCATGTTTATAAAGCTCCTTTTTAACATCAATGTTTATACCATTTATAATCTTTTAAAAATTGATGTATTTGAAGATAATGTTTCCATACCTCCAAATCTTTTTTATAGCTTTCTACATCAAAAACATACTCTCGTATTTCCATTGTATCTTTATCAATAGCAACTATTAATCTGTTAAATGGTTTTCTATCTAATTCGTTACATAAAGCCATCATATAACCAGCTAACTGTATTCGCCATAAAGTACCATTTGATTTTTTAGTAACAGTTTTCCAATCTACTAAACATTCGCCATGTTTTTTATGCTCTAACCAAGCATCAAACTTTCCAGCATAAGGAAGTATAGAATTATCATAAACTAAATGTTCAGCTTTATATAAGACACCTATTTTAGCAACTAAATAATCATATAAAGCATATTGCATTTTTCTAATATGATTAGCTCGGTTATCATGCCCTTTATAGTAACCCTGCTCTGCCATATCACCTTTTAAATATCCCTCTATCCAATTATGAACTGCAGTTCCTATAGCTGCTTGATCAGTCCATTTTTTTTCAGCTAGTTTTTTTATATCAAATAATTTTTCTTGCAAATCAGTAATATCATTTACTCTTAATAAACCAGAGTTAGGCAACTCCTCTACTAAAGTTTCTAAATAATTTTTACGACCTGCCATAGCGCCTATACCAAAACCATCGTTTCCTTTAATAATACCACTTACACTTGCTGGTCTTATTTTTTTTCCATTATCATCGACATAATATTGATGATTTCCTTCGCTGAATTTTATGGTTATTCCTTTAAAAGTTCTACTTTCCATTTTTTTTTCTCCTGAAAAAATCTAATGTTATTAATGGTATTAATTTATTTTTTTTTGTAGTAATTGATATTGCTCTTGTAAGCATATTAACTTTACCAATTTTTTTAGATTCAAATTTTATAATTTTTTTTACCATTTTAAGTTTCCTTTAATACAAAGTAATAAGATATATATAGGAGTATAAGACTAATAAACTGCCATACACTCCATATAACATATATCTCATTACTTTAGCGCCTTATAGATATTTATAGCTTTAGAAGGCGATAAAATTTCTCTTATTTTTTCTACTCCATTACTATAAGTGATTACTTTATATAAAAATAAATCCATATCAAAATATAATCTAGCAAAACCACCTTTTATATTTTTAGTTTCCATATCTGGAACATATTTATCTTCTATCATTATTTTTCTCCTTTTCTAAATCTGCTTGTTGGTCACAATATCTATCTTGCTCGTCTATTTGTTTTTGTAATAGTTCAATTACAGCATAAATTAATTGCTCTGATTTTCTATTAGCTTCTAAATGCTTTTGTAAAGCATCTAGTATTTTATATTGATCTGTATAATTCATAATAAGCTCCTTTTAATTAAAAAATTTATTCCAAAAATCTTCTCTATCCATTTTTAATTCACTAGCCATATCATCAGCTTGAATATAAATAGCAGAAAACCTTTCGTCATCATCAGGAACACGATTGATGAGCCAATTATGCTCATCAACCATACTCTCAATAATTTCTTGTTGTATTGGAGTAAGATTATATTGTGAATAAATAGACATTAAGCGCTCTCCTTTACATTCTTCCAAAAAGTGCCATTTATATAAACAGCTTTAGCTTTTCTATATTCTGTTATAGAATTACGAATTTGTCTTATTTCAAAACAAATACTTTTCAAATCCCATTCAGTTCTTTTGCACATTTCATAAAATTCATTATAAGGAAGTTTTAAAAAATTAATCATATTCGCCAAATGATTTTTTTCTATTTGTATTCTTTTATTATAATAATTAATACCATAACTTTTTTCTTCTACTGGGTTGCTACCAGTATTATTATAATAATCTTGTTGTTTTTTAGTAAGTTTTTTCATTTTAGCTCCTTTTTTTTTATTATACATTCATCATATCGTTTTTTAACTATAAGTAAAGTAATTTATTTAACTATTTGTAAATTATTACAAACCAACCAATTAGGTGGGTTATTTAACTTTTTCCAAGTAGCAATGCCTTTAAAAACTTTATCTTTAATATAATAAGTCCTATAAGATTTGACTGCACAATCATATTTATAATTATCAGGCATACATTTAGGGTGCGATAATTTTAGTAAATCTTTATTACTGTTATATTTAGGGTGATGTGATACAGCAGTAATAACCTTTTGACAGCTATGAACCTTGCCGTATCGTTTAGTGTACTCTGAGCATAGCGCTAATGCGTGAATATATAGCCAATCATAGTGAGCTGCGTCATCACCAGCCCATAAGGTACAAGGGTGTTTTTTAAATGCTTCCTTATAAGGCACATTATGTTGGTCAAACCTATGCCATACACTACATAACATTTGAGCAGATTCTAAAGGCATTTTTACAATATGTTTATCACACATCATACTAGCTGCTTTTACTGGGTCATTACTTAAAACAAAAATATTCATAATATTTTTCCTAATATAATCGATTAATAATTTTTTTATCAGTTATTTCTGAATAAATAACATTTTGATTATGTATATTATTTAACCTATTTAATTCACTTAATAATTCATTTTTACTAACATGCCAATATTCAGTTTCTTTATCAGGGTATGTAACTAAATATAATTTTTTATTTTTTATCATAATATTTCCTTTTTATAACACATATAATAAAATTAACTTTTAGTAAAGAGTAATGGTAGGAAGTAGCCATTAAGCCACTTCCTTTTTTTCTTTAGGTTGTAAATTATTTAATAATTCTATAGCTTGAGTGCTTTTGCTAAAAGCAGTAAATATTGCCTTAGGATTATCTTTAATTACTTTTTTCCAGCTATTTAAATATTTAGCATGATCAGGTCTAGTAGTTTTGCTTACACCTAACAAAACAGTAAGAATAGCTGAACCAGTTTCGGCTACTAATTCTTCCATAGCATATTCTTGAGATTTAAAAATTTTACTAAAGTTTCTATCACACCTATCTTTATGACCAGTCCAATGAACTAACTCGTGTAATAAAGTGCTATACCAATGTTCACTAGCAGTAGCGCTATCAGTATTTTTAAACTGTTCTTTATTAGGCATATTGATATAATCTAATACTGGTGAATATGAAGCTACATCTCCATGTATTTTTATAACAGCTTTAGTATTTTTAATATATTTATCGGCATAGGCTATAGAATCTACTTTGTTAACTAAATTAGGTTTAGGCAATTCTATACCATCTACTTGTTCAACATTAAATACATTCCATACTTTTAAGAACCATCTTGATTTAATTTCAGGGTCACCATTAACATCTACATTATTCTTATCTTCAAACTTTTTTAGCTCCCAATAAAATACTCTTGTAGATTTTTCACCTTTTTTAACAGTACCACCTAATTTTACCCATTGCTTATAGGTTGCCCATTTATTATGATTATAACCTTTATAATGACAAGCTAACGATAACCAAAAAATATTAAAGCCATTATAATCTTTTTTAGTGGCAAAATTTATAGGAAAACTTTTAGCCATAGTATCTACCCAAGGTTTAGTCCAATCATCTTTATAATCTTCCATCATAGATAATACTTTTTTAGATACTTCTTCTATTATTTTAGTAGTATAAGACATAATTATATTTCCTTATTAGTAATAGGATTAGTAATTGATAACTGCTCAAGTTTAGCAAGTTTACTATATAACATATCAATAATAGGTTTATTACTGTTTACAGTACCAAGTTTATAATACTCAGCAATACTAGCCTTGATATGAAGTATTTTATATTCAGTTTTATTTAACATTTATTAGCTCCTTTTTATTTATATATTCATTATATTGATTATTAACCTTTAGTAAAGAGTATTAATTAACTAAATGTAAATAAAATTATTAAAGCTACAGAGGGTAACAATATAAGGTATGACAGCGCTGCCCCAACACATAACCATTACATAAGCTATAAACACCTATATATGAGTAAATTACATATTAGCATTAATATATATTATAATTGTTTTGACTTTATATATTAGTATTGATGTAGCAACTGTAAGGTTTTGCTATACTTTTATTTATCATATGCTATGCGTTTGCTATGCCTTTGTCATATCAATATTAAAGTTAAAGTTAAACAATATATATAAGAAGCTATTATATAAAACATTATTAAGGACTTAGGCGATATAATTTATAGAAGTGGGCTTGTAGGCAAATCCGCATATTGCTACCCCATCAAAAAAGGGGAACAAAACTAGCTCAAATCAAGTACTAAACCCAAACATATATTTACAAGCTATATAAACGGCACACATAAGCATAAGCATATTAATATAATAATATACCTTAGTTAGATACTGTAGCGCTTAAAACTAATTTAAATTGCTTATGGTAATATATAAAGCTATAAGGGGACCCTTAATAAAAAAAAGTTTTTTAGATTCCGATGCCAGGACGGGGTGGGGGGTAGGTAGGGGTTATATACTAAACCACTACCAACCATAACAATAATTTGACAACTATATATTTTTTTGATAAATAAAAAGGCAACTAACCATCTAGGAGAGATATGAAAATAGAATTAGTAAATCCTGATACTCTTATAAACTATGATAAGAACCCTCGTAAGAATATACACGCAGTAGCTAAGATAAAAGATAGCATAAAAGAGTTTGGTTTTAGGCAACCTATAGTAGTTGATGAAAAAAACATTATACTCGTAGGGCATACTCGTTTATTAGCAGCTAAAGAGCTTGGCTTAAAAGAGGTGCCTATACATAAGGCGCTTGATTTAACCGAACCTCAAAAAAAAGCCTATCGTATAATGGATAATAAATCAGCAGAATATGCTGAATGGGATAAAAGTTTATTAAAAAGTGAATTATTAGGTTTAGCTGACTTAGACTATGATATGAACTTGACTGGGTTTACTCTTGAGGATATAAATAAGCTCACAGCAGACGAGTTATTAAATTTTGCTAGTGATAATATAGAAGAAGATATGCTTGAGGATTCAGTAACTAATTTTGCGCCTAGCAATGTAAAGCTAGTGCAACTATTTTATAATACTGATACAGAGCTTTTATTTAGAGAAATGTGTACAATAATACAGGAACATTATAAATTAGATAATTTATCTGATGTAGTTTATAAGGTAATAGAAGATGAATATAAAGCTATTAAAAGTAAAAGCGCAAACTGATTATAAATCCTTTTCTAAAAGGTCAGGAACCTTTGTAAAAGAAAACGATATACATACTATAATAAATTATAATTGTGATGCTTATGACGAGCAGGGCGAACCTTTATTTTTTTTTAGAAAAAATGTAATTCCTGCTAACTTATGTAAAACTGCATACTATGCCTTGCGAACAGCAGCTACAGGAACAAATAACAGGGGAGACGCAGCTGGGTTTCATCACCCACTAGAAAATACAACTATCAAAGGGCAGCGACTTGAAAGTGGTAAACCTCAAAAAAGATTTACAGTAGTTAAAAAAGATGGAACACTAGATAGTGTAGCAAGAGCGCAACACGTTAAGAGTGGTATCATAGGTTACTTTGATAGAAATGTAAGATTTCCATATTGTAGACAAACTGCATGGACAGAAAAAAATTTTCCGAATTATATCAAAAGTAAAAAATATATACAAGCTATTTCTGAACAATTTAAAAAAGCATCACCTGATAGGTTTAAAGCGCAAAAAAAAGCTATAGATAGAACACATAAAGATTTTAAAATAGAAAATACAGTGTTTACCACAGTAACAGTAAATAAAAATTTTAGGACTGCTATACATGTAGATGCTGGAGATTATGAAAAAGGATTAGGTAACATAGCAGTATTACAAGCTGGTGAATATACTGGAGGTGAAACTTGTTTACCAAGATATGGTATAGGCTTTGATGTAAGAAATACTGACGTTTGTTTTTTTAATGTTCACGAATGGCATGGTAATTTACCTATTGTTGCAAAAAAACCATACGAAAGAATAAGTTTAGTTTGTTATTTTAGAAAAAATATGGATAAATGTGGCAGCAGTGAAGAAGAATTAAATATAGTAAAAAACAGAAAAGATTTTAAAGGCTTAAATGTATAAATTAATAATACCAACATATAAAAGAGCTGAGACATTAAAAAATAAAACAATGGCTTACTTAAAAAAAACAAATATTAATCCTAAAAATATTTTCATTTATGTTGCAAATAAAGAAGAAAAAGAAACTTATGAAAATACTATAGATAAAAATTCTTATGCTGAAATAATAATAGGTAAGAGAGGATTGCCTCAACAAAGAAACTTTATACAAAAAACACATAAAATAGGTCAAAATTTATTTATGTTAGATGATGATTTGAAATCTATTAAAATGAAAGTAAATGATAAAGTATTAACGGAAATAAATGATTTAGATAATTTTATAAATTTTGCTTTTGATATTTGTAATAAAAACAAAACAAGATATTTTGGTACATACCCAGTTGATAATCCTTACTTTATGAAAAATATGATAACTTTTGATTTGAGATACATAGTTGCAAATATAAGTGGAACTGTTAATAATCACGATATATTAAGAGACGAGGGCGAAGAGTGTAAAGCACGAAAAGATTTTACAGCAGGAAAAGAAAGTCACGAAATGACAATCAAATATTTTTTAGCAGATAAAAGTATAGCGAGATTTAATTACATAGCACCAACTAGCACTTATTGGGGAGGAGAAGGAGGTCATCAGGTTTCAAGAAATATAAAAGGTGAAAAAGAAGCTACAGAATGGTTATATAAAAAATATCCTCAATATTTTAAAATGGTTATAAGAAAAAACGGAATGTGGGATTTAACAATAAAAAGGAAAAAAAATGAAAGAAGCAGGTAGACCATTTTTTGAACCAACACCTGAAATGGAAAGGATATGTTCATTAGGTGTTGCTTTTGGCTTAACACATGAGCAAATAGCAAAATTAGTGGGATGTAGTCCTAAAACATTACGCAAACATTTTCAAAATGCTTTAGAAACTGGTAAAGAAAAGTTAACTATGGCAATAGGAAGCCAACTATATAAAAAAGCTATGAAAGGCGATACGATCTCAGCAATATTTTTAGCAAAAACTAAAGCTGGTTTTACAGAAAAAGTAGAACACGAAGGATTACCAAACAACATTTCAGTAAGTTTCAATTTAGAGCCAGAAAAAAAAATAGTTGACGCAGAAATAATTAAAGATAAGATTACTCAAAAAAAGGAGTGATATGGCAAAAAGAGGATTATATTCTAATATCAACGCAAAACGAAAACGCATAGCAGCAGGTTCTGGTGAAAAAATGCGTAAAGTAGGAAGCGAAGGCGCACCAGCTAAAGGCATTTTCAAAAAAATAAAATTAACTCAAAAAAGAAAAAAAAATAAAAAAGGAAAAGTATAATGGCATATAATTATGGTAATAGTAAAAAAATGACTAAGAAAAAAACTAATAAAAAAGTTTCGAATAAAAAAAGTAATAAAAAAAAGAGTAAAGCATAATGAAAGGTGTAAAACATTATAAAAAAGATGGTTCTTTGTTTAAAGGCAATACTCATAAAATGCCTAATGGCGATTTACACTCTGGTAAAACACATGGCAAAACAAGTGTAAAATTATTTCACTTTAGTGGTTTATCAAAAAAGGCAAAGGCAAAAGCTAAAAACACATGAGTATAGACTATAGAGGTGTGAAGTTAGATGGTGTTAATAAACCTAAACGCACACCTAATCACCCAACAAAATCTCATGTAGTATTAGCATCAGAAAATGGTAAAAAAAAACTTATACGTTTTGGGCAACAAGGAGTATCTGGTGATAAAAAAAATACACCTCGCTCCAAATCATTTAAAGCACGACACGCAAAAAATATAGCAAAAGGAAAAATGAGTGCAGCTTTTTGGGCTAATAAAGTAAAGTGGTAATATGCATATAACTATTCCATATACACCAAGACCACAACAAGCAGACTTACATAAAAATAATAAACGATTTAAAATTTGTGTATCACATAGACGTTGGGGTAAATCTGTTTATGCTATAACAGAAATATTACGTAAAGCATTAGAAATAAAAACAGAAAGAAAAGATGGTAGATATGCATACATTGCTCCGTACTACCGACAGGCAAAAGCTGTAGCTTGGGATTATTTAATGTATTATACAAAAGATATTCCCGGAACAAAAATAAACCAATCTGAACTACGAGTAGATTTAATAAATGGAAGTCGTATACGATTGTATGGTGCAGGAGATGACCCTGATGCTCTAAGAGGAATATTCTTAGATGGTTGTGTTTTAGATGAATATGCAGATATGTCTCCTAGAATGTGGAGTGAAGTAATACGACCTGCCTTAACCGATAGAAAAGGTTGGGCAATATTTATTGGTACACCAAAAGGTAGAAATCAATTTTGGCAACTATACGAAGATGCGAAAGATGATAGCGAATGGCATAGAGCTATTTATCGTGCTAGTGAAACAGGTGTAGTAGACCCAGAAGAATTACAAGCAGCAAAAAAACAAATGGGTGAAGATGAGTTCATGCAAGAATTTGAGTGTTCATGGGCAGCAGCTATTAAAGGTTCGTATTATGGTAATTTAATTATAGAAGCAGAACAAGAAGGAAGAATTACAAAAGTAGAAAAAGACCCTAGCTTACCTGTTCATGTAGCATGGGATTTAGGAATATCTGATAGTTGTGCTTTATGGTTTTTCCAAGTTACTATGGGAGAAGTAAGAGTTTTTGATTATTATGAATGCGCTGGTGTAGGTTTAGACCATTATGTAAAAGTAATGGATGAGATGCAAATAGAATACTGGGGCGACGATTATTTACCACATGATGCTAAAGTACGAGAACTAGGTACAGGTAGAACTAGAGCAGAAACTTTAATAAATATGGGCAGGCGCCCACGTATAGTTCCTAGTCATAAAGTTGATGATGGAATAAATGCTGTACGATTATTGTTGCCAAATTGTTATTTTGATGTTAAGAGATGTGAAAATGGTATTAATGCTTTGAGAAATTACCAAAGAGAATGGGACGATACTAAAAGAGTTTTTAGAAGAAACCCTTTACACAACTGGGCATCACATGGTAGTGATAGTTTTAGGTATTTAGCTATGTCTTATAAAAATATAAAACCAAAAGAAAAAGAACCAGATATTATGAAAGAATTACTGCGTACTCCAACACTAGATGAAATGATGGATATACACGATAGAGAACAACTTAGAAAACCAGAAAAAAGGATATAATATGGCATACGGAATGATGACAAAAGAAGAAATGTTAGCAAAAGAATTAAAAAAACAACCTAATACGCAAATGTCTGGTAACGCATCTGCTCCTATGATGAATTTAGGTCAATTACTAGAAATAATACCAGCAGAACAAGTAGAAGGATATATAGGAAGTTTAATAAGAAGTAAAAATGAATCACAAAAAATTCAAGGATTGATGTTAATGAGAGAATTTCAAGAAGTAGGGAAAGAAATATTTTAGGTAAAACAAATGGCAGAAACTAGAAAAGAAATGGAAGTAGTGCAAGGTACTGCACAATACTGGCAAATGGAATTAGAAAGTGCCGACCAAACTGAAAAGGATTGGAGAGACAGAGGTAGAGCTGTTGTAGCACGATATAGAGATGAAAGAAGTGCAGATAGCTTTGGTGCAGGTTTATATAAGCAGTTTAATATCCTATGGTCTAACACAGAAACCATGAAAGGTGCATTATTTGCTCGTATGCCTAAAGCAGATGTACGCAGAAGATACAATGACAACAACCCTATTACTAGACAAACAGCTATTGTATTAGAAAGAGCATTACAATACGGAAATGAGGTATATTCAGCAGATAAACCAATTAGAGCAGCATTAGAAGATTATTTACTGCCGGGCAGAGGTGTAATATGGGTAGTTTATGAACCTATTTTTGTAAAAGAAACTATACAAGTAGAATCCTTAGATGAATTTGGTAATATGATAATGATTGACCAAGAAGAAGAAAGGATTGCAGATCAAAGATGTTATTTTGAGTATGTAAATTGGGAAGATTACAGAGAAAGTCCTGCAAAAAGACCAGAAGATGTATATTGGAAAGCAAGAAGGCACTTACTTACAAGAGATGAGTTAATAGAAAAAGGCTTTAAAAATGCCTCAAATATACCTTTAAATTGGTCTCCAGAACCATCAGAAGGCTATTCTGAAGAGTATTCTGAGGTATTTTCTAGGGCGGAAGTATGGGAAATATGGGATAAATACAAAGAAAAACGATATTTTGTATCAAAAGGTTATAATGAAATACTAGCAGAAGATGATGACCCTTACGGATTAGAAAAATTTTTTCCTACTCCTGATGCTTTAGTAGCAATACGAACTAATGAAACCAGTGTTCCTATACCTGAGTTTACATTATATCAAGACCAAGCTGATGAATTAGATAGAATTACAACTAGAATAAGTAATTTAATAGAAGGATTAAAAAGAAGGGGTATTTATGATGCTTCTGTACCAGAGTTATCACATTTAGCAGACGCAGGAGATAATGATTTTGTGCCATCAGAGAATTTTGCACAATTAGCATCAAAAGGTGGGTTGGGTGCAGTATTTCAACAAGAAGATATAGCTCCTATTGCACAAGTATTACAAGGTTTATATCAACAAAGAAATCAAGTTTTAGATACTATATACCAAATAACAGGTATATCAGACATTATTAGAGGGTCTACGAAAGCTAGTGAAACTGCTACAGCACAGCAATTAAAAGCACAATTTGGTAGTATGCGTATGCGAAAAAAACAAGGTGAAATAGCTGAATATATAAGAGATTTATTTAGAATTAAAGCTGAATTGATAGCAGAACATTATGAACCAGAAATGTTAGCATCTATGACTGCACTTACTATTACACCAGAAATGATGCAAATAATGCGTGATGATAAACTTAGAAGTTACAGTATAGATATAGAATCAGATGCTACAATTTTTACAGATGAAGAAGAAGAAAAAAGAACTAGAATAGAGTTTTTATCTTCATTTGGTAGTTATTTAGAAAGAGCAGTTAGTATAGCTTCTCGCTCACCAGACCTTACTCCATTGGCATTTCAAGCATTAAGATTTTTAATGGGAGCATGGAAAGTAGGTAGAAATTTTGAAGATATAATAGACCAAACAGAAGCTACATTAATGCAACAAGCACAGGCTATGAAACAGGCAGGACCTCAACCTTCAGAAGCTGAAAGAATTGCTGCACAGAAAATGCAAACAGAAATGGCTAAAGAACAATTAAAACAACAAGGTAAACTAGCAGATATACAATCAAGAGAAAGAACTGTAGGCAATAAAACAACTACAGAAGCACAAGCTAGTCAGGGTAGA